CGCTAAAACTATTGTCTATAGCGCTTTCATATTCACGAGTGTTATATATTTTCTTTACTAGAGATACTTGATTTGACATTATCTAGTTATTTTAAAAATACAATCATTGTCTACGTCTATAGTTTCTCCTGTAGGTAGTGTAGTCTTTACCAATAGTTTGTAATATCTTTCTGGTTCAAGACCGTTTAGGTAAAGATTAGCAAAACTTCCATTTTGATCGTAACTTACTTTCGTATAGTCAGTATCAAAATCTACTACCATATCAGTTGTTTTCATATCTTGTATTGCCCAATAAGTAGTTTGAGGAAGTCTCTTATTTACAGTATAAAAAGAAGAAGTGATAAATACCCTAGCTGGATATTTGTCTCTAGCGTTTATTCTAAATTTAACTTTCTCGGTTTCTATTTTATATATGCCTTGATTATTTCCTATAGTAACTACAAAATCAGAATCAGATATCTCAGACAAACTTCCAGTATATGAGCTATCATCCCATTTCATTTCTAAAGTAGGAGGATATATCGTATGAGTATCTACACTAAAGAAGCTAAGTCCAATATAACTTAAAGAACTGCTTTCTATTGAATTTGGAAGCTTAGCGATAAATCCATTATTTGCAGATCCACTAAACCAAGAATTGACTATTCTAGTTACGTCAGCATTTACATCTTTTGGAGAATTATAGTCAAAAGATTGAGATCCAAAATACGATCCAGTCCAAGAACCTCCTCCAGGAGTCATGAAATATTGATTAGGCACAGAGACCCAAGAAGAAGCACTAGTATAATAAGAAGAAGTACTATACCAACAAACACCGTTTCTAGTTTCAGGACTATCTCCAAATTGACCAGTTCCCATATCCCATGATTGAGAAACTTGTCTTATCTCTAAACTATATGTAGTGCTTAAATTCTCCGCATTGGCAAGATATAATTTCAGTCCAGCTTTCCAAGATCCTGTAGCGAATGATTTTATTTTCGTTAAATCAGAGTCACTGAATCTTATAAGCGATCTTCTTATATCATCGTATAAAGCAGTACTAGGGATTCCAGCTACTAATGAATTTGCAGGGTTATCGTTATTTTTTACTGCTACTTCTAGTATCTCATCGAGTCCAGTGTTTTGAGCTGGATACTTTGAGTATAATGTCGCATCTGAGGAAGGGAATATTTTATATACTGCCATTTTCTTTTTATTACATTGTTACTACGCGACCTTGAATATCTGAATTAGGGTATTTAACTTCAAATACACTTGGATCTAAAGATGGATATATAACATTGTTTAATGTCGCTCCAGGTATATCGTAACTATAATCAGAATATCCATTAGATACTCCAAACTTATTTACGATTTCTACTTTTTTAACAGTTTGAACTCCTGTAACTTGATCAAGAAGTGTATAAACATCTGATAGTTGTAAAGGTTCATTGATCTGCCAATTATCTACATTAAAATAGTCTTGTAGTTGAATCAAACATCTAGAAATAACATCTTGACTTGTATAGTTCGGTCTTACTGTTATATCAAAATTACAACCAATATTAATTATGTATGCTGGCTTTATATCTATAGCATCTGTCATCATTCTATACTCAGAGATATAAGTCTGTAGATTTTGAATAAGCGCTGCTGAAGGTGAAGCTAGGTTTCCATTACTGTTAAGACCTAGAACATACATACTAACCAAGATTTGATCTTTTTGATTAGGATCATTTTGATTGTAATTAGTAAATGTTCCGTCATCTTTTGTAATAAATGCCTTAGCTATCTTTCCAAATTTAGCAGGCATGCTCAAAGCTCTTGCTAAATAATCTTCTTGGGTTACGGCTCTTAACTGACTTGAAAACTCTACAGCTATATTTTGTCTTAATTCTTCTACTGTATCTCCATCACCACCACCAGAAGCTGGATTAGGATTATTAGTTACTACAGTAGTAGTGTCTCCTGATCCTGCGCTAATTAAGGTTGGAATCGTCAATTGATTAGAAAGAACATTATATTCTGATCCTCCTCCTGCTAAGTAGGTTACAGTTAGCGTAGTATTTTGAGGAGCGAGACCGTAAGTCTGTGTAGTTACAAAGTTAGTAGGATCAAACGCGGTATTAAGTAAGGTCAATCCTGTAGTAAGTCCTACGCCTACTGTATTAGGATTTGGAATTACAGCTGTGTCCGCTACTGAATTTATTCCTGGTCCAAATTCAAGAACCAAAGTATTATCAGTTTTAAATCTTGTAGTAAATCTTCTAGGCACTGTTACCTTTTGTAACATATATGGCACTTGATTAGCATATTGATACAAAGAAGGATAATTAGCAGCTGTATTTTCTACAGGATTAAGTATATAGTCTTGAGCTAAATAAGGAACTTCATACCATACATTATTGCTAGAATCTACTACTTTAAGAACAGATATGATATTACTATCTTGTATTGCTATAGTAGAATATCTTTGAGCATTTCCAAAAGTAGAAGTAGTAGTCTTAACTTGACCAGATAAAGCTTGAGTAGACTTTTTTAGAAGATAGCTAGTAGGATTCCCAGATCCGTCAATCGTATACACGCTAACTTCAGTTGGATCCATTGAAGAAGACATTGTAAAATCTACTTTGTTAGGAGTGTAAAAAGAAACATTATTTGTTATGTTTGACTTTACTTGCATTCCTGGTTGAATCGTAATAGCTGATGACCAATCTGGATAAGTATTTGGAGTGCTACCTAAAGCATTAACCCTCATGTAAACATCAAGATCAACTATAGCGGCTGATACAACTTTGGGTCTGTATCCCATCATATACGCCATAGTGTAAAGATTATTCTTTTGTTTGGCGTACTGTAAAAAAGTTTCTTGTAGCTGATTGTCAAGATAGAAAGAGAGTACATCTCCTACATAAGAAGCCATTTCAATGAACATGCTTCCTGGTGACGCTTGACTAAAATCGTTATAAACAGTAGGATAGTATGACTTAGCATACTCGATCAATTCGTTTTTAAACGTCGAAAAGTCTTTGTTTAGGTATTTTACATCTATATTATTAGGCATCTTAGACGTTTTGTATCTTTAATAGTATTGAATCTGTTTCTTTAGAAGTCTTTATTGTGTAACTAAATTGTATATTTATAGAGTTATATCCTGGTTGGCCTATAACATCTAATCTTTGTATCTGTACTACTGGAAACATATTCTCTATTTGTGTTTGTATGGATTGTTTAATGTCATCAAGAGTATTCTCTGTAATGCTTTCAAAAAGTCTTGATCTAAGTCCCATTCCAAAATTAGGATTCATGGGTCTCTCTCCAAGATCAGTGAGCATATAATTAAGTATGTTATATTTTAACTGCTCCTTAGTTGTGTATACTGTTGTAAATACACTTGGAGACATGAAAGGTAACTTAACTCCAACTCCAGTTGAAGGCTTAAGATCTAATGGTGATATTTTTTTTAATCCGTACGCCATTTATTAAATTCCCATTTTTTCCATCATGGCAGAATAGTCAGGAACTACATTTATTTGTACCGCATCGATATTTGAACTAGGTTTTGCTGTAGCTAGCATATCGCTTACTCCTCCCGTTGCAACTTCTCTTGGTTGAAACGCCATAGCTGGATGCATTCCCGCACCAACGTCAGCTGTTGAAAAATGCATTGTACTGTCTTCATTAAGCATATCTTTAGCAGTTTCATTTAACAGAGCAGCTAAAGGATTGCTTGATTGTTTAAATTTAACATCTTCAAATCTTACCATAGGTGATGAATTTAAGGTCATCGGAGGTTGATTTGACTTTTTTTGTTGGGATATAACTGGTTTTGTTGATTCACTAAGGATCTTAGGAAGCTCAGTTCTTAAGGCTCGGGTAATCTCTTCCCTTATTATTTGCCTTATGATTTCGTTTGCGCTTTTCTTTTCCATATCTTTTATAAATATTATTTTTATTTATTTTTCAGCCGTTGTATTCTTAGATCTAGCTGTTTTATTTTTGATGTGTATATTGTTTTTTCTGTGTTAGACTTTGAAAGAGCAAGCTTTTGTTCATATTCCGCTTTTTGCTTTTTAAGACTATCTAATTCTGGACTGTCCATAGTATCCTGTTGACTAGGTAAATTATCAGTATTAATCTTTACGTTAGTTTTTCCTAAATCAGATTTGAGCTTATCAGAATTCTGTTTCATCATCTTTCTCATTCTCTCTCTAAGCTTCTTTCCTCCTTGTAACTTATTCACAAATGCATTAATTCCAACGCCATCGTTCTCGTTCTCGTTATTTCCAGCATCAAGTCCATTGTCGAAATCTGTATTTTCTACAGCATTAAAAGATATAGTATCGTCCATTAAAAACTTAACTGATTCTTCTAGTGTATTTAATTCCTCAAGAGTAAACGAAGATAAGTTTTCTGATTTTATTAGTCCAAGGGTTGATAACTGTTGTTTTACTTCATTAACTATAATTCTATCGTCTGATGCAAAAGTTGGTTGAGATTTGGCTACTATCGTACCATTTACCTCTTGTGCTATTCCATAACGTCTCCTTAAGTTTATAGCGTCATCTACTACTTCTTCTGTTACTATTTGAATAGTGTATTTTCCTATGGTATTATTTAATTCAGTATTTTTGTTTTTATAATTGTCTACAAAACTTTCAAATCCATTTGCAGTACTCAATAGATTATCTCTTTGAGTCTCCATATCACCCACCAATTGTGTATCTACGTTAGCACATCCTTTTAGATTCGCTATCATAGAATTAATTACTCCAACTATATAATATATTCCTACGCTAACTTGTTCAACAATAGCTGCACATAATGACAATAGTACATTTATTTGGTTTAAAACTTGTAAAATCTTATCTATAAATTTTAAAACAACATTTTGTAATATATCATCTATAGTTCTTTCTACTCCAGACACTGAAAAAATTAAAGGAATCGGTAATATTTTTAAAAACTTAACTACGATCTTTAGAGCATTTAACACTAAGACTGTAATACTGATTATCTTTTGACCAAAGTTTATAAAAGTAGAAAACACATTACATACTGATTGCAGTTTACTAAGCGTCTTAACTATAACTGTTAGAAATTTGTAAAGCAATTCCTTAGGAATTAATTTTTCAAGTCTTTGTATCTGTTCAGCTATATTTGCGTTTGGAAAAACGGTGTCTACAAATGATATAGCAGAAGCAGGTGTAGTTAGTCCTTGAATTAAGATACAGATTTCTCGTATTTTATCTATATTAGTTATTAATCTTTGTAAATCTTCTGATGGTATTTGTCTGTAATCTGTGTACTTATTAAAATCACCGAAGTACTTTTCAAGTGCTTCTGTTACGACAGTTATTTGAGGAAAATTTGATACCAATCTTTCATCTCGTAAGGCTGATACATTTGTAGGATCCGATACTTCTTTAAATGAATCTTTTATTTCGTTTATTATTGAATAGATTGCTTTAGCTTTTGATTCTTGATTAGATGTATCTAGATAGCTAGAGTTATATTGATCTATTTTTAATTGTGTATCGTAAGCCGCTTTTTGTAAAGTCCACTTAGCAATTTCTAGATTATTAGTAGGTTTATTTTCTGGATCAAATTTAGGGTATTTAGAGTCATTTTGATTTTGAGGAGTTAACGCATAATTTAATACGTTACAAAGATCTATTCCAGATAACGTATCGAAAGTTGTAATTAATCCTTGATCAAGAGCTTTTTTTATTGATCTAACAAATTTATTTTTTACTTCTTCTGGAACTCCTTCATATTTACCATAAAATACATCGTCTATAGCTTGTTGTGCTCGTATTAATGCATCTCCTGCTACAAATATCGCTTTCTCTAATCCAGTTGCAGAAGTTGTATTCTGCAATCCAAAAGATTTTATTGTTTTTCCGCTAAGTCTAGAAGATATGTCTTTAAAATTTTGTTCCTTTTTAGCATTACTCGTATCTATTTTTTGCTTATACTTAGCAGCTTTATCCTTCTGAGCTTCTGATAACTCTGAAGTTTTATTTTGTATTTTTGTGCCTATTCTAATACTTGTTGCCATTATTTAATGTACGTAGTTTTTGAAAGATGGAGATCTTCATTTAAATAATTTAGCATAACTTGACTAGCATGTTGTATTTCTTTACCAGCTATTCTAGTTTTAACAGCGGTAGTTCCTGGATCTGTGGTAGATGCATCTTGCAAATAACTAGCAGCAGAAATTAAATTCTCTAACAATCTTTTTAATTGTATTGTAAAAGTAGTACCTAGCATAGCTTGTTCTCTAGCTAGCTCATCACCAAGTTGTATTTTTGGAGAATTAATAACTACGTTTTCTCCTGAATACATGCTAATTGGCATATTAGAAGATATCCCTATTTCTTTTTTAGAGAAGATAAGCACATTTTCATTTTTAGAATAAAGCATTACTCTATCTGAACATATTAAAGCTTGATTTCCTTTATACGGAAATTCATACTTTTTAGACTTTATATCAGATACGTTTAGCGTTCTAAGAAGTTGACCTGATGTTAGATAGATTGAAGAATCGTCTCTAGAAACATCCTCTACTGTTGGAGAAAATATATCCGAGTTTTTTACACTGGGTTTTCCTTGACCATTTACTATTATCGTTATTGGTTTTCCTTGATAATTATTTTGTGTTACTCCAGTAGACCAAGTGTCATTATCTGCTCTGTAGGGATTAGAACTTCCGAATCTTATTGATTGCCCAAATCTTCCTTCTATTAGTGAATCTCCTTCAAAAGGTTTTAATGTTTTTACATTAGGATTCTCTTGAAAATAAACTCCTAGTGGAAGTTTTGCTTGAGTTGCATCAGTTGATCCTTGATATCCAGGTTGTTGAGAATAGTATTTCAAGAACTCAGAATACTGATCCATATTTGGAAAAGCATTATGATTAACTGCATTCCACAAAGAAAATGGAGGATAGTAAAAAAGCTTTTGATTCTTGTAATTGTCGTTTAGTCCATCAGAAGGACCAGAAACTATGTAAACTATTTCTCCTATAAGAGGATACTGCTTAAGAAAAGAGAATATAGGAAACGCAGACTTTGATACCTTGTTTGCCCGTCTTAAGTTAAGACCAGTATACAACATTTCAAAATCTATTTTTCCTATATCTGATGGATTGCTGTATTCTGGATTCTTTGTTTTTCCATCATCAAAGAATTCTCCAAGCACAATACTAGTAACACGACCAATAATAAAGTACTGACCATGACTACTTCCTACGCCTCCTTCAGGACTAGTACCAAATATGATATCATTGGCCATCTTTAGTGTCCTCTATTTGTTTTGATTCAGTTGCTGATACTGTATAAGTAGAAACTTCACTAAACAATTGTTGAATGTCTTTTTCAGTAAGAAGACTTGAATCTTCTGCACCAGCTGCTTTCTTTTCTTCTTGCTTTTGAAATATTTGAAGCATTTTCATAAGAACTTCATCGTTCTTAAGACTTGAATCAAAGTATCCCTTTAGCATAGGTACGATAACGATAGCGTCACCAGGACTTTCTACCATATCGCCCAATTGGTTTATTCTGGCTTTTAAAGCTTCGTCTTGCTCTTTATGCTTATTATATATTTCTTTTGCGAGATCGGAAATTGTTTTTCCTTCAAATATCTCTTTGCTTTGTTCTTCCATGAACTAAGTTTATAAATAAATATCAATAGTCGGCATTCTCAATATAGTTATTGAGTATTTGAACGTACAATCCTTTTATTTTCTTAATTACCTTAGTTATTGTGTTAGATTGACAGTCTGTCATCTCTTTAATATAGATAAACAAAGCTTTTTTATTGAATATTTCTATATTTTCTCTTTTTCTAAAGATCTCTAGTATAGCGTAGGCTACGTTTATTTCTTCTTGTTTTTCAAATAGATCTGGTATTTTACTATCTAAAAGTTTAGAAAATCTTTCAATAATGTCGCCTCTATCTGGTTCTGAATACTCTTTTACTACTATTGCTTGTTTAAAACTTTCGTCGTCTTCTTCGTTGTTAGGAATATCAATCTTATTAACCAACTTTTTGTAATTCTTTTGGTTATATATGATTAAGTATCTTTTTGCTATAGTGCCGAAATATGAATACGCTTTGCCTTTAGACTGATCATAGAGATCAAGTTTTTGAAGCAAGAAAGAAACTACTTCATATTTTAAATCCTCAATCTTATCTACTTCTGTGTAGTAAAATTTGAAAGTGTGAATAATGTTTTCTGCTAGTTTATAAAAGCCAAAGTGAATTCTTTGGTTATATATTTTGTTTCTTTCTGCTTGATTTGTACTAGCCCTATACTCTAGAATCGCTTCTTCAGTCTCCTCAGTAAAGTAGTTATTTTTTGTCTTTGGCTTTCTTTTTCTTGGCTGACCCTTCTTTGTAAGTTCAATCTCTACAAGTTCTATTGTTTCTTCCATGCTTACTTACTTTCTGTGTATTGTTTAATTACGTTTTGAAGAGTCTTCATTTCTTCGATTAGTTGAATAAACTCAGGATCAGATTGAACCCATAGCGTCTTGTCTATTTTATCCACAAGAAGATCTATTTCTTTGTAATTAGCCATAACTTCATTAATAAAAAGTTGCTGTTTAACTACCATATTTTCTAACTTTCTATTCTTTTGATATAGATTAAATACGACATATCCTACTACTGTTAGCACCCATAGTGCGACTACTATCCATGTTATTATCATGCTTTATTGATTTGATCTTCGATCTTAGCAGACATTAAATCTGCTTGATGAAGAATGTGAACTAAATTTGTTTTAATTTGAAAGTCTTGTCCGTAAGGCATGTAATAGGCTTTGTTAGCCTCTTCGTAAAGACCATCGTGTAGCTTAATTGCTAAGAATTCTGTTTCTGTTACTGGTATCCCAGCTTGCTGGAGATAATATAGGCTACGATCAGCAATTCTCATATGCGTTATATTAGTATTGTACTTATAGTACGCTCCTTGCTTCTCTATGTGCCATTGAGAGTCGTTAGGAAGATAGAATGGTTGATCATTTGTTCCTAGCTTACCAAGATCATGATTAAGTGCTGAAAATACTAGTTCCTCAGTAGTATAATCTACTTTCTGACCAAACTTAGACCAAACTCTATCAAATACTAAAGCTGATTCAACCACTCTAAGTACATGATCAAGATAACCTCCAGGAAAACAGTTATGATGAGCTTGTTTAGAAGAAGCGGGCGACATAGATAAAGTCTCTTCAATTCCGTTGTAGAAGGCTTTCAGATTACCTCCTCTTTCTCCAGAGATGTAAGTATCAATGTACGAATAAAACTTATTCAGATTCTCTTGAATCTGTTCAGCAGAAACTTTTTTCATAAACTTATTTTGTTAAATGTATGCTTTTTTTATTTCTTGGATAAACTTATCTTCAGAGTCAACAGGAATTCTTCTAGTTACAGTGGTAGTCCCACCAATAGGTCCCTTATCACAGAAGTAAATAGTAGTTATTGATCCTCTTTTTTTGATTACCGCCATAGGATATCTTCCGCAATCTACTCTATCTTCTAGACTATCGCATTTCTTGTTTTCAGAGTTAGCACAGTCTATTATTTCAAATTCTATTTCTTCTGCTAATAATGCGTATTTTATTCTTGCACACTTACCGCAGTTTTCTAATAGGTATAGTTCAATTTTCGTATTCATAATCAAATTCTGGGTCTATCTTTTCCATAATTATCTTCCAATACTCTTTTTCTTCTTCAGTGAATGTTTCCCAATTTATTGATAAGAAGATGTAGAGTGCTTCTATTTGTTCTTCTGTAATTTCTTGATGTTCTATGCTATCGTCGTTTTGTGACATAGTGAAGTTTTAGAGTATTGTTTTTTGACATTTGTTTCGAATTTTGTTTATGGTTGAAAAACTCTAGCGGACTTTATACCGTCGGATTCTACCGATATTCAATTTCAACGTTTATTAAAACCTTCTATTTATATACCTGGAGGCAATTTACTGTCCTCTCCTGGTAGTCTATTTATTCTGGTCCGCTATATCGATCACTCGTGGAATCTCACCAGGCTATGTCGTAGCGACGCAGATAGACGTTAACAAAGTAAATATACAAAATAAAATTGAAATAAAAAAATATATTTCACATTTATTTTATTAAGTCAATAATTTGTATTATATTTGATAATATGAATAATCAAGATTTGATACTTGGAGTTTTAGAATCGGTTCTTGGTAAAGGTAAACAATTTCCAAAAACTGGAGATTACGGTTTTTATTGTCCATTGTGCAATCATAAAAACCCAAAACTTATTGTAAACTTAAATACTGGAAAGTATAATTGCTTCACATGCCACCCCGCAACAAAAGGACAAACTCCTTTGACGCTACTAAAAAAGATAGGCGCACCAAGCGATAAGATACTTGAGTTGAAAGGCTATTTAGGCTATTTGAAAAAAGAAGACGAAAGCGTAATCACTACGGTTAGTTTACCTAAAGAGTTCATCAGTCTATTAGATAATAACAACACACTAGAAAAAAGACAGGCTTTAGCCTATGTAAAATCTAGGGGTATTACTGAAAGCGATATCATAAAGTATAACATAGGATATTGTTCAAACGGTAGATACAGAAATAGAGTTATCATACCTTCTTACAATAAAAGAGGCATTGCTAACTATTTTATGGCAAGATCTTTTGAAAAGAATCCATCAAGAAAGTTTGACGCTCCTACTTGTAATAAAGCAGAGATCATAGGACTTGAAAACACTATTAACTGGTCAGTACCTATTATACTTTGTGAAGGCATATTCGATGCGATCGCTATAAAAAGAAATGCCATTCCTCTTTTTGGAAAGACAATACCAAAAGCGATTATGTTAAAACTAGCAGAATCGCAAGTAAAAACAGTGTATCTTGCACTAGATAAAGACGCACTGAAAGAAGCACTTAACTATTCAGAAAAGCTAGTGAATATGGGAAAAGAAGTCTACCTAATAGAGCTAGACGGAAAAGACCCATCAGATTTAGGATTTGAAAAGATAACGGAATTATTACACAACGCAAGACCTATGACATTTTCAGATTTCTTGCTAAAAAAGATGCAATTAGCCTCATGATAAAAACGTATTTGAATTTAGACACAGTAGAGAAGATATATCACGTTAGCGATATTCACATTAGAAACTTTAAAAGACACGAAGAATATAGAAGAGTATTCGAAACCTTAAAGAAAACTATAGCCGATACTTCTGACGATAAATCATTAATCTGTTTGACTGGAGATATCGTTCACTCTAAGACTGATGTTACTCCTGAATTAGTGTATCAAGTGCAAGATCTTCTAAAATCTTTAGCCGATATTAGACCAGTATTACTTATACCTGGTAATCACGATGCTAACTTAAACAATAATAGTAGAATGGATGCTTTGACTCCTATAGTCGATGCCATAAACCATCCTAATATAGCTTACGTTAAAGACAGCGAAGTGTTTAAGATAGGAAACATTACTTTCTCACACTGGTCGGTATTTGATGACGAGTACACTAAAGCAAAAGACATTCAAGGAGACTACAAGATCTGTCTATATCACGGTTCTGTACAAAGCGCAGTGACTGAAATAGGTTTTAAACTCGAGGGAGGAAAGATAAAGACTAATCACTTTGATGGATTTGATCTTACTTTGCTAGGAGACATACACAAGTTTCAATATCTTAATGAAGAAAAGACTATAGCTTACCCAGGATCTTTGATACAACAGAATCATGGTGAAAGTTTAGAGCATGGTATCTTAGTATGGAATGTAAAAGACAAAACTAGTGAATTTGTTGAGATTCCTAATGACACAGCATTTTATACCATGTATGTAGACTCAGGAGTAGTTAATCCTCCGCTTACAGATCTTGCTAAAAACATGTATCTTAGAGTTAGACACACAAATACTGATCAGAATACTCTAAAGCAACTTATATCTGAAGTAAAGAAATCACACAACGTTATTGAGCAGTCTATTCAAAAGATACATAGCGTTCAAGAATTATCTAATTACAGCTCTAAAAATAGTAGATTAATAGATGTAAGAGATGAGCTACAACAGAATGATCTAATCCAGAAGTTCTTGAGTAAGAAGTATAAACTGACTGAAGATCAAAAGCAACAAATAAAAGAGATTAATGCATATATCAATCAACAGTTACCTAAACTAGAGTCTTCTAGAAACGTTATATGGAATCCTAAGACGTTTGTTTTTGAAAACATGTTTAGCTACGGTAAAGACAACTCCATAGACTTTACCAATATGAGAGGAACTTACGGCATATTTGCTGCAAATGCTTCAGGTAAGTCTACTTTGTTAGATGCGTTGAGCTATTGTATATTCGATAAGTGCTCTAAGACGAATAGATCTTCTCAAGTCTTAAACAGTTCGTCTAATACTTTTTACTGTAAACTAGATTTTGAACTAAATGGAGTTAATTACGTCATAGAAAGAGATGGTCTTAGAGAAAAGAATGGTAACGTAAGAGTTAAAGTCAACTTCTATTATACTGACGACTTAGGAATTAAAGTCTCCCTAAACGGTAAAGAAAGAAACGATACTAACGCGAGCATACGAGCAGTGTTAGGAAGCTACGAGGACTTCACTCTGACTGCCCTTAGCGCACAGGGAGCTAACTCTGGATTCATTGATATGAACCAAAAGGATAGAAAAGAGCTGCTCAGTCAGTTCC